CAATAAGATGTCGTTTCTAACCATATTAATATTGGCAGTAGCGGCAGCCATTGTGGCTGTGGGTATAGAAATACTGATAGGCAAAATGAAGGAGAAAGGAGGGGAAAAGCAAATAATTGTCGATTTCAGTGACATCAAGCAAGATCGATACTATTCTCTGGTTAAAAGGTATAGGGAAAGGCTCGAAAAACTTGGTGTAGACTTTGTATCGGATCCTTCCGTACCCCTTTTTGCACTTATGACCCTTGTGAAAAATGCAGTTATAGATTACGTTGAGAATAAAGAAAAGCCTGAAATTAGTCTGGAAGATTACGTTGATATAAACCTGATTGGTCAGTTCGTTACTTGGATTATCGTTTCACAGGTACAGGTTAAGGAGGATAGCAAGGAAAATAAAGTTGTAACCGACTACTTTTACAATTTGACAAAGAGAATTATTGCAGATAGAAACCCAGAAAAAGCCAGCGATTTCGAGGAAATAATAAACAAAATCAGTGAGATTGTAAAGTTTAAATAAAATAATGGAGGGGATTATGGAAAAAGGAAAACAATGTGAAAAATGCCCCCTCAAAGATGTGAGATTTGTCCCAGCAGAGATATATGGAGACCCTCCTCTTGACATATTATTTATTGGTGAAGCTCCTGGTGCAGAAGAAGAAAGAGAAGGAAGGCCATTTGTTGGAAGAAGTGGACAGCTTCTGAGGGACAAGTTTTACAACCTTGTTCTGAAGAACCATCCAAATTTGAAATTTGGAATAACTAATGTTGTAAAATGTAGACCACCTCAAAACGAAACCCCTGATAAAACGATTGTAAACCTTTGTAGACCTTATATAGATTCAGAGATACTCGACCTGAAACCAAGGATTATAGTTCTACTTGGAAGGGTTGCGTTAAAATACTTCCTTGGATTTGATTCAGTTACCAAATATGTAAATACGGTAGTCGAAAAGAATATGCCATACGGTTTGGTTCAGGTTGTTGTTACCTACCATCCTGCCTCGGTTCTAAGAGATATTGGAAAGATGAGAGATTTTGAGCTTACCTTCTCTCGAATAATTCCCAAAGTTTTGGAAAAGGGTTCTGAAAGGGTAGAATTCCATTACAAAGTAGCTGATACCGTTGAGGAGTTTGAAAAGCTTGCAAGAAGAATAATTGAGCATGGTGAATACGTAGCTTTTGACGTTGAAACCCCATCAATACAGGTTCCAATAAATCCAACTGAAAGTCCAATATACACAATTTCACTTGCGGTGAAGTATAAAAACGGTGTTGAGGAAGTTTGGGCTATACCCCTAATTAAAGACGACGCTTTGTATTTACCTCTTAAAGAGATAATGGAAAATCCAGAGATAAAGAAGATTGCTCACAACGGAAAGTATGATATAGCCTTCCTCAAAGTACACGGGATAGACATACGAGGGTTCTATTTTGATACACTGATTGCCCATCACCTCTACGATGAAAACTTACCTCATAATCTTGGATACCTTGCAACCGAATTTACACCGTTTACTGAATACAAGTCTGAATTCTGGGAGAGTGGTTTTGAAAAGATGCAGAAACTTACCGAAGATTATAAGAAAGGTGAAATTTCTCCAGAGAGTGAAGCATTTCTGAGAGAACTTTTGGAATACAACGCAAAAGACGCTTATGTAACTTTGCTTTCTTTTTACAAACTTGACAAACTACTCAACGATTACAAGAAGGCTGTGATGAGAAGTATTCTTATTCCACTATCTATGACCCTTATGGATGTTGAGCTTTCAGGTTGGAAGATAGATATAAACACCTTACAGGAACTTGAGGTTGAGTATTCGACAAAGATATCTGAAACCTATAGAAGAATGGTTGAACATCCTTGGGTAAAGAAGTTTGTGTCCAAAGCTGGGGTCCAAGTAAACCTAAACTCGACCAAGCAACTAAAACAAATTCTGTTTGATATTGGTGGACTTCCGATAATAAAGAAAAGCAAGAAAACTCAAGAACCTTCAACAAGTACTGATGTTCTATTACAGCTTGCAGATAGGTCAGAATTTGTAAGAGATTTGCTTGAGTATAGAAAGTTGAACAAGATTTACACCGCTTTCATAAAATCGATGCCCGAGCACATACTTTCAGATGGTAAAATACATCCAAGGTTTAACATTACTGGAACGGTTACTGGAAGGTTATCAAGTGATAGTCCTAACATTCAGCAGATACCAAAGGGTTCAACGATAAGAAAGATGTTTGTTAGTAATTTCCCAGATGGATATATACTTGAAGCCGACTATTCCCAGCTTGAACTTAGAGTTGCGGCATCAGTATCTGGAGATGAAAAACTAATGAAAGCTTTTGAACTTGGTGAAGACTTACACAGAAAAACCGCTTCAGCAATCTTTAACAAACCTCCAGAGGAAGTGACGGATGAGGAAAGAAGAATTGCAAAAGGTATTAACTTTGGAGTTATCTATGGCATCACACCAGTAGGTTTGGTTGAAAACCTTGTTCCACTTGGAATTAACATTACAAAGTCTGAAGCCGAGCAATACATTAAAGCCTTCTTTTCAACCTACAAAGGTGTTTATAATTGGGTTGTGCTTGTAAGAAATATTGCATTGAAAAACAGGGTTGTTCATTCAATCTTTGGAGTTGAAAGACACCTTAGAGATACAACCGAAGAAGATTTAAGACAGGCAACTAACTTTGTTATCCAGTCTTCAGCGGCATACTTTACTTTCATAGCTCTAAATGAGATAAGAAAGAAGATAAGAGCCCTTGGACTTAATTCAAGGATATTGGCTACAATTCACGACTCAATAGTTATTGATGCACCTGCGAGTGAAATAGAGATAATGAAGCAAATCATACGGGAAGCAATGGTTGACAAGGTGTCAATGGTTGTCGATGCAATCCTGAAAACAATTGATTTTCCAGAAATACCTGGAAAGAGGCTTTGTGTGCTTGATGTTGATATTAAACAAGGTAAAAGCTGGTACATTGAAGAAGAGGAAGAACAAGTTGAGGAGTTGTTTAAGGATGAAAACATTGAGAGTGTGCAAGAAAAACAAGAGGCTTGACAATTCGTCAAGAATATATTATTCATTAACTATAACAAAAGTAGGCTAAAAGGCCTACGAAGGAGGTAAAGATGTACCAACAAAACTATGATGACCTGATAAAAAGGTACCAAGAGGCCATAGACAGGGAACTCTCGAGCCCCCAATCGAGAGTTCCAGGTGTAAAGTTCCTCTATCCCCACAACCCAGGAACCTACATTGTGAGAATCCTGCCAAACAAGGACTACATCAATAACCCTATTTTCTTCGTAAGAGCTTATTACCACGTGCAAGTTGATCCGTCTGGTGAGAAAATTGCCCAGGTAATCTGCCGCAGGCAAACGTTCAATGAAGATTGTGCTATTTGTGATGTCCTTGACACTTTAATAAGAGAGGTTCCAGACCATCCGATAACGCAGACAATCAAAACGATAACAAGAAGAAGGGTATTAACATACTTCAACGCAATCTTTAAAGGATTTATAAGGGAAGGAAGCACAACTGTGCAAAGTGTAATCAGAGAAGATGATGGTGATGAGATAAATGCAGGTGATATCGTAATTCTTACCCTCCCGATAACTGTAGCCGAATCACTTCTGAGGGAAGTAAGAGTTGACCCTGTAGGGACAATCTTTCCTGAAACTGGAAGGGATTACAAAATAAACAATATGAAGATTTCGGGCCGAACAACCTATAGTGGTGGCTTTGATTACAAGGTTTCCCCAGTTCAAAACTGGGAAGAGGTTAAAGAGCACATGTATGACCTTGAGACAATCCTGAAGAGAAAGCTAATTGGAAAGGAAGACGCATTCAGAACATTCTATGGTGGGTTAATGATGAACAAAGAGGTTGCCAATGCTGTTAAGAGGGTTGCTCTTCATGGAAATATAGTTGGTTCTGAAGTATTTGAACAACTTCCTTCTGCAGAATCAAGTCAACCACAGGCAGAACCGAAACCATATATTCCAGCTTACGAAGAGCCTAAATCAGATGTTAAAGTGATTCAACCTGAACCCATAAGATACCAACCTACTGCTCCAAAGGATACAGAAATTACAACCCCTCCTCCGCCACCACCACAAACACCTTGGACTCCTACAGAGCAAAAGTCTACGAAGAAGCTTGGTCTTGGTGATATCTTGAGACAGCTTGAGGAGGAGTAATCCCATGCTTAACATAACATTCTACAAAAACGAAGATGGTTCAATGACGTTTGTGACAAAAGACGGGCTTGGAAGGGAGAAGGCTTTGACCTTCTCCCTTCAACAGGCCCTTACGGCACCAATACCATCACTCATTACTCTTGAAGCCGAGTTTTCATACTTACTTTCTCTTGTTGAAAGGGAAATATCAAGTATTGAGGTTGCTCTAAAACGCAAGAAAATTGAAGTGGTTGAAGACTTAATGAGAAGAAACACTAAGTTGAGTATGACTGCTGCTAAAGATATGGTTTATTCGGATGACACGTTTTACTCTTTGAACGAAACATACAACGAATACGCTTTCTATTCTATGGTTTTGAGAAACATTATTAGGTCAATTGAGCAGATAATTGAATACAACTACAAAACAAGCTATTATGACCACAACGCTTCAAGACTTTCATATACCGAACCAAGCCCAAAAAGGGAAGAACTTTTAAAACTTTTAAATGGTCAAGATGAAGAATAGGAGGTAAGTTATGGCTGAGAAAAAGGAAAAACAGGCAAAAAGCGTTGTTGACCTGTTAATGGAAGAATTGTCTAAAGATACAGCACCAATTACTGAACCTGATTCCATTGAAGTTGGAGTTCCAATTGTAAACTGGATAATACCGAGAATACCTTTAGCGAGAATTACAACGGTTTATGGTCCTGAAAGTTCTGGAAAAACGACCTTTTGTTTACATATGGCTGCAGCGGTTCAGAAGAAAGGTGGAAGGGTTTTTTGGGTAGATGCGGAAAACTCTTTCAGTCCTGAGTATGCAAAGTCAATTGGTGTTGATTTAAGTCCTGACAAGATACTTGTTATGAAAGGTGATATTAGTCTGGAGAAAGTCTTTGAGAATATTGAGAAAATTCTGAAAGCGTATGCTTCAGGTGAAGAAGAAAATCCAGCCCTTATTGTTTGGGATTCCGTTGCCGCAACTTCATCTGAAGCTGAACAGGAAGCTTCATTACAAGACAAACTGGTAGCTTCCAATGCCAGAGTTATGTCTCAAGGTCTTAGAAAAA